GTGAGTTTATGTGAGTTTATGTGAGTTTATGTGAGTTTATGTGAGTTTATATTGTCACAATTCATTGGGTCAACTTGTGACAGCAACTCATTGTATTTTTCTTCTAGTTCATCCAGTGCTTCTTCAAGCATTGAATCTAGGTTATCGTACGGCTCGGCGGTGCATCGTGCCTGCCAGTATTCCAGCTTAATCTTCTTGGATAACTTCATCGATTGGTATGCCTGCGTCTAGGCAGGCTTCATTGAGGCTCCTGTGATACACAATGCAGTCCTTAGCGTTGGAACGCATACGTTCGTGCACTCGGTCCAGCCCCTTGGAGACACTGGTACGGTGCCTGTTAACGCAGCGTGCAATCTCTTCGTGAGTGTACCCCTGCAGGTGCATCATATACGATGCTGCATCCCTGGCGTAGGATGCTCGTTGAGTGCGGGACTTACCCCGAATGACATTAGATGTAGTGCAGAATTTTTCTGCAGCGATTTCGATTAGTGTTATTTTGTTTAGCATTACTTTATTATTCCTACGCAGTGATATAGTTTGAAGATTCCACGAACGTCACGTTCGCCTTCTCGATTTTTAGCAACTGAGTATTGCAACTCAGTGTATGGTCCGACTGAATCGAACTTCTTAGCGGACTCAACGTCCCCTCCTTCTGGCCACATAAGTACGACTGTGTCTGCGTCATTCTCAATGTCACCAGAATCCTTAAGATCATAAAGAGACAGGCCGCTTTCACGCTTGGCACCCTCTCGGTTGACCTGCGCTAGTAGTAGTATACCGATGCCTAGCTCTACTGCTATCTGTTTAATCTTGTGAGAGATGTTTGAGATACCCTCGGTCTTACCTACGCTCTTGCCAAATGGGATTAACTGCAGGTAGTCAATGACCACTAGCTTTACCCCGTGCGTACGGACCAGCAGTCTGATCTGACTTCTCAAATCATCTGCACCCTTGACGCTATGCACAGTATAGATTGGCAGTCCATCAAGCAACTCAGTTGCTGCGTGCACGGACTTAAGCTTTGCAGGTGTAGCTACGTTCTCTTCGACTTGACGAAGGTTAACCCCACTTAGGGTCTGCAGCATACGTCTAGCAATCTGCTTCTGAGGCATCTCAAAAGAAAAGATAGCAGAAGGTACCGAATCAATCTTGCTTGCACGCAGTGCAATGTTAATAGCCACGGCGGACTTACCACAAGAGGTAGGTGCAGCGACAATGCAGACTTCACCTGCACCGATGCCGCCCATACCGAGCTTCTCATCTAGGTGCTTGATGTGAGTCTTAACTACGTCCTTGACGTATGTGCCCTCTTGCATCTGCTTGAACTCTTCCCTGAGCAGTTCAACCGAGTTAGAGATCTTCTCTACCCCTGACTCGCTACCGTTGACTAGGTCAAGCTCGCTGTCGATCTGGCCCTGAATCTCAGAGGAATCCAGTTGCTCGGAAGCGGCACGTTCAGCGGCCATCTTATAGGCACGGTGCATCTTACGTAGGTTGCTCTTCTCCTTTACGATGCTTGCGTAGTTGCGGACTGATGCAGTCGTCTCAACCCCGTCAGCCAGTGCCATTACACCTACTACACCTCCGACTTCGTCGATGCAGTTGTTGACCTTGAGGCGTTCAACTAAATTGATTTCATCAATTGGTTCTCCCGATCCTGCTAGGTCGGCAATAGCTTGGTATGCTAGTTGGTGCCGCAAAGCATAGAAGTCATCGGCCCGTACTAAGCTAGAGATACTATCGTATGCGTCTGAGTTATCCCCCAGTAAACAGCAGGCAATCAAGGCCTGCTCTGCTGATAAATTATTTGGCAGTTCTGTGTCTGCTTCTATTAGGTTTGTCATGGTTTGTCATATTTTGGTTTGTGCTATTAAAATCCTAAAGCCAACTGGAGGGTAGGACTCCAGCTGGCGGTTAGGGTGTAGTTATGGTTGGCGTTCTCGAGATTGTCTCTCGAGCATACCTAAGGCAACCAATGAGTATCCGATTAGATCTCTAAAGATGTCGGCTGTCTGGTCACCCTCGGTGCTTACGGATAGTTTGCCGTCCCTGCAATAGGCCTTAGCCCTCTGGAACTTATCTGCCATCCGTACGCATAGACCAGTGAGGGGTTCTACACCGAACTCCGAGCTTTCATCGAAGTTCGCAAAGGGGTTGCCGTTATCTTGGCCGCCCGTGTAGTCACTGTTCTTTTTAGCAGTGAAGCTGAGTATTTCATCAACTTCGTTGCGGCGGAATTGCTCCCACCATTGCTTATCAAACTCCATATATTAGAAGTCGATAGGGTCATCGTTAGTAGGTGCAACCCCCGATGATACGGCTGGTGCCGCCTCCTTAGGATCGAATGATACCGACAGGAATGGCAGGCCATTCTTGCTGGTCTTCTTCCACGCCTTGAACCAGTACTCTTTGCCTTCAATTTCACAAGAGCCGTTCAAGTCAGGGTGAGTCTCCTTCTCCTTACGATTGTTAGGGAAGAGGGCACCGCTGTTGTTGTTGTCGTATTGCTTATCCATTATATTAACCCATCCAGGGTTTGTGTTTTCTTTTTGTAGGAAGGTTCACCCTTCCCGTGAGTGTTTGTAGCATCGGGATCTTTGGTATCGTCGATGCAAAGAAGTCCGTTTAGCGCATACTTACGTGCATAGGAGGAGGCACTGCCAGTAATCTGGGCTTGGTCCATTCCCTTCTTTGTTGCGGCGTGCTCTGCGTAGCCATCAGAAGTAAACGGCGTGCCTCCATCGTGATGCAGTACAGCTGTGGACTTAACAAAGATGCGGCCTTCAAGTGCCTCCAGTGCATCAGTTAAGATCAGTGCTGCCCCGTGCTTCTGTAGTAGTGGCTTAACCGCAGTGAGGATGTCCTCGGCTGATCGGTATGAGTAGTTGCCAAAGTTATTCCTTTGACCCTTAGGAGCCTTCAGCTCCGACTGTATCTGTTGTAGTATGTTCATATGTTTTATTGTGTTATGTGCTATTGGTTAAGTGCACTGCTTAAGAAGCGCAGTGCGAAAGCATACTGTGCGATCACTTGAATTCTTGCAAGAATTAATCTCATCTTGTTCGCATTTTAATTGTATTAAAGTGTCTATCTGCTCGGCTTTTGATAGCCTGTTAAAGCGGTTGCACTTCTGCCGAAGCCCTACTGGGTGCAGGATGTCGGTCCGAGCTTCCTCAAGGTATGTAGCCAAGGCACGTAGTGCCTCTGATAAAGTAAGGTCTGAATTGTTTTGCCCGAATCTCTTCCAAGAGTTTTCGATCTTACCTGCCCAAGCGTTGCTCTGCCTGTGCAGTACACCTCGGACTAATCCCGTTCTGTGGCAGTGATCTACTACTGCGTCATTGACCTTGCACTTGAAGATCGGGCACACCTTCGGCTTGTTGTCCTGCCTCCACTGCTTGAGTTTGCTGCTTGGTAGGTATTTCATATTTACTTTTCTATGATCTTAACTGTTAAATTTAATATGTCTTCCATCTTTACAATAGATAGCAGGTCATTCCTCCCGCTTCTTTGGTATCCCTTGTATAAAGCTTCAGACCCTCGGCTAACCCTGTCGTCAAGGTTGCACTTACTGATTGCCATTTCGTAAAGTGATTGCCTCCGAACTAAAACAAAATCTTTCATTCTCTCAAAGGCAATTAAATCTACATCGGATGTTAGCCATCCTTTTTTCCCTGCGGTATTGTTAAATTCAAGCCAGACTAATTCGTCTTGCTCAGAGTTGTCCCCTCTGTTGACCCTCTTTCGAGCCTTAACGTCTATCGTACCTCGATCAGTGACATAATCAAAGTGCTTGTATTGCTCTTCGAGGGTTGCCCGCCTGTATTTTATACCACGTCTGTCTAGTATATCCTTAAAGGAAGTCTCTACTTTTTGACCTCTGCTCCAACTAGGGCTGTCTATAAAGTCAAGCGTCTTCATACTCGGTAGGTATTTCATTTACGCTTATGATTTGCACAGGTGCTTTATGTTTTGTCCTGGTCCACCCCTGCTTGTCTGGCTTCTTAGGTGCGAAGTATTTGAGTGCCTGCTCTTTAGTGTGAGCGTGCTTGATGCACTTACCTATATAACCCTCGGGCATACTGGCATTTTTATACCGTATCTCAAAGATCACAGGTCGGTATAGATCAGAGTAAACTTTCCGTATCCTAGTAAGGATACAATGTTAAACTCGACCCACTCAATGCTCTCGTCGTAGGTCATCCCGTCCCGTGTAACGAATACGTCCACTAGGAGTTCATAACTATAACAGAGTTCACCCGATTCGGTTATACCTACAACGGCTGAGTCACAGCCGTCGAGTTGTATGGCATCGCTCCGAAGGTAGTGCCCTTGCTCAGTCCAGTCTATCGGGTAGAGGTCTTTCATTTCTGCATCCTCTTGTTCCAGTAAAGTTTAGCCATAAGCTTTGCGTTGGCGATCCCCTTCTTTACGTCGTCTGTACTCCACACATGGTGCCAGTGCTTCTTGGTGTCGCAGTCAATGACTACTGACCTGCATTCTGGGGTGTATTCCAGCTTGTATTCCTTTTGTATAATGAAAGCTTCGATAGCTAACTGCTCGCAGTCTTTGTCGTATACCTTGGCTTTACCCTTGGTATTGGTGCGGCACTTGTAGTCCGCCAGAAAGAGCTTACCTTCGTAATCATAGCCAATGAAGTCTACGCTACCCGCAATTTTTATCAGTCGGTCAGCGACGATGCACTCAGTAGCCAGTGGCTTTACCTGTGCTTCTTCAACCCACTCAAGGAAGGGCAGTGCCCATTCATTGTAAGGGCACTCGCCCAGTTCGTAGCCGTGGATCTTAGACTGTATCAAATCCTCGATACGCTTGTGCACGGCAGTGCCAAATTCGGACGATGGTATCAGCGAACCATCGCTCGGGTGCTCTCGCATCCCGTAGCACAGGCGTTCGATCTCCCGCCAGTGCAGGTAGGGGTTGTCCCTCCCTAGCTCCACCATCTTAGATGGTTTGTATATGCTATCTAAGAATTCATCTTTGCATATTCCTAGTACAGTGGTAACGCTTGGATAAATAGCACGGACTTTGCGAGCCTGTGCTACGGTAGTAATGTCTTCCCGAAGGAAAGCATCTAGCGTATCATTGCAATCATAGAAGTGAGCCATCCTAGTATTGAATGACTCACTCTATGCA